AGCACAGAACGATAGGAAGTAAGAATGGGACAAGGCTACACACGTAACGATGCCTCCAACAACATCGCCAATGGTAACGTAATCAACGCTTCGGATCTTGACGGTGAGTTCGATGCTATTGTAAACGCTTTCGCTAGTGGAACTGGACATACACACGATGGTACAGCTGCTGAAGGTGGTGCTATTACTGTGGTAGGGCCAGCCCAGGAGTATATCGGGGATGGTATCGCTCTGTACCCTAAACTAGATGCTATATACGACCTAGGTAAAGCAGCTTCATCCTTTAATGTGGCTTACATTGAGTCGCTTAATCTAGGGGGTACCGTCGTCACAGGGGGTACTTCACTAGGTGTATCAGGTAACATAACTGTCACAGGTACTGTAGATGGCCGTGATGTGGCCACAGATGGCACTAAGTTAGACGGTGTTGCATCAGGTGCTGAGGTTAACCAAAACGCCTTCTCTAACATTGCAGTTTCTGGGCAAACTACAGTAGCTGCTGATGGTAAAACAGATACACTGACTCTTGCAGCTGGGACTAATATTACACTTACAACTGATGCGGTAACGGACACAGTTACAATTACAGCCGCAAGCGGAGCCCCCTCTACCGCAGACGTTCTTTCAGCAACGGCAGGAGCTACCGCTGGTGATGTTGGAACTTACGCCTTTTTAATCTCGGCTTCAACTTTGGACGTTACATTCGGCTCAACTCTTGCTGGTTCAAACCTCAGACCATCTGGCGTCACGACAAACTCGAGCGACGCTACCGTCACTGCGGCAAGTTTGCCAACGGGTTATGTTAGCACTCAAAACACAACCCAAGTTGGAACGTGGCGATGCATGGGGAGAGCAGATTATACCCAAACGGGCGCTGGGCGAAGTACGCTTTATTATAGACCTGCAACACTTTGGTTAAGGATTTCTTAATATGAACTATCGTAATGCAAAATACATTAATGAAACAGCTGACGTTATTGACTGTGAGGTGGAGCACCCCGTTCATGGTTGGATACCTTTCACAGCTGCAACAGGTGATACCGGGTCTGACATCGACGTAGACAGTTTGATTTTAAAGATTAAGTCTGAGGGTCTTGTCGAAGCGTACACACCTCCTACTCAGGAAGAACTTAACGCAAAGTATACGTTAGAGGCTCGTAGTCATCGAGCACACCTCCTATCTGCTGTAGATGATCTAGCAACCAACCCACTACGCTGGGGTGACCTCTCTGCTGCTCAGAAAGAGGAGGTAGCTGTCTATCGGCGTCATCTCCTTGATGTGACGGACCAAGTTGGTTTCCCACATACTATAGACTGGGCTACACCCCCTTCCTTCCTCCAATGACCTTAATACTCCCTACTGCGTCTTTCGTTGCAGTTCCGAAAACAGGTACTATCTCCGTGGAGGAAGCCTTCGGGTTTTTAGCAGATGATTTTAGACCACACCTACATGAACCTGTCGATGTCGTCAGGAAGAGGAAGAAGCAGGTTTGTTTTGGGGTGATCAGGGAACCGGTGGGTTGGATAACGTCTTATTACAAGTATCTTAAATATTCCCCTTACTTCAACAATACATCCACCTTTGGGCTCAGGACTAAGACTTTTGACCAGTTTGTAGAGAAATACGTAGAAGGCAAGCACCAGTGGCCTGAACCTTTGTTCCACCAAGCCAGTTACCTTGATAGACACGGTGAACGTGTTGACTTTATCTACAGGTTCGAAGAATTAAATAGACTTGTATCTGACCTTAACTCTATAACGGGTGTAAGTGTCGAGGTCGCTCATAGAAACAAGTCACCCGACTGTGATCTTAAACTAGACCCGGCCCTTAAAAAGATGTTTGAGGACCATGCTAAACGTGATTACGATATTTACGAGAGCGTGAAGTAAGAAAACTCTTGACAGAACCTGAAACTTAGTGTATAATTAACTTAAGGTTTCCGGGGGGTATATATACCTATGTATATAGATAAGTATAAGGCTATAGGGGATAGCTTAGAGTTACTAACTAGAGGAGATGTACATGCTAAGTATACTCCTCAAGAGATTATCTCCTACCTACTCCTCCCTATCAATAACAATAGAATAAGACTCTACTACCAAGACTCTAAGCCCATAGGGTTAGTCACATGGTGTTGGTTATCACCTGTTAAAGCTAACCTGTTCCTAGAAGATAAATACTCCCCTACAGATGAGGATTACCAACTAGAGAACCCTGGCTCTGATTACCAACTCTGGGGTATAGAGTTTATAACACCTTATGGTCATGCACACAAAGTGATGAAGGCTATAAGAAAAGAACATAAAGAGATGTACGGAACCACTAAGGTCCACTTCCGTAGGTTTTATGATAGAAATAGACTACACAGAAGGACTTTCTGATGATCAACAACCCGTTCATGCCAACTACACGGTTCAACAGCTACATCGCTAGAGGTGGTGGTGGTGGTGGTTCACCTGCCCCTACATTTACGTCTACATATCCTGAGTTAAAGGATAAGGTGTACGCAACAGATGAAGAGCGTATAGCGGCGGAGACAGCAGTTGATACCAAGAAGGCTGCTTTAACACAGTACCAAACTGATGTAGGTACTGCTGTAGCTGGTGTAGATACCACGGGTATGGACGAGATTGCTAAGCAACAGGCTTATGCTGCTGCTGCCCAAGGTGTAGAGGCTGGTGAAGGTGTTGATACAGACGCAGCTACTAATTGGTTGGCAGAACAACAAGCTACATACTCAGGTGCTGGCCAAGCAGCCGCCCTTGAAAACCAGTTGAAGATGAATACAACCCAACGTGAGTTGGCTACAGCCTCTATGAGTGACCCAGCTAGTCTAACTACTACAGCTGATGTCGCAACCATTGATCCGAATGCACCAGGAACCACAGTTGCTGACACTGTAGGTCAACTAGATTCAACTGCTCCTCAGATTACAGACCCTAATGCCTTTAACGCTGGTGCTGTCGACCCCACTAAAGCTGCTACCGGTGTGCAAACAGCTACTACAGGTATGCAGGTTGTGCAAGGTCAAGTAGGTGCAGACGCACAGGTAACCGCTGCCTCAGTAGACCCAGCTGCTCTATCTGCTGCTGCTCTACAGGCTGAGCAACTTGCACAAGCACAGACAGTTACTCCTGCTGCCGCACGTACCCTCCAGTCTGGTGAGATGATCTCAGGTTCAGCTGTTGATATGGCAGCTGTTGAACAAGCTCTCGATATCCAAGCTGCACAAGCTAACCCTTCAGCGCAGGCTACAGTACGTGGTCAGATGGCTGAGTTGATGCAGGACTTCGAAGGAGATACTCCTCCTGCATGGGCCGCTGGAGCCCTCCGTAACGCGACTGCTGAGATGGCAGCTCGTGGTCTTGGTGCTTCTAGTATGGCTGGTCAGGCTCTTATCCAAGCTGCTATGGAGTCAGCTATGCCTATCGCTATGGCAGACGCACAGACATTCGCTAAGTTTGAAGCCCAGAACCTATCCAACCGCCAACAGACTGCTATGTTTGCAGCTGAGCAACGTGCTAACTTCCTTGGTATGGAGTTCACACAAGAGTTCCAATCACGTGTAGCTAACGCTGCTAAAATCTCAGACATCGCTAACATGAACTTTACAGCTGAGACTCAGATTGCTCTTGAGAATGCTCGTATGGCTCAGACAGTAGACATCACAAACCTTAATGCTAAGAATGCTAAGATGATGTCGGATGCTGCTGCTATGTCGCAGATGGACATGGCTAACCTTAACAACCGTCAACAAGCTGCTGTGATGAATGCCCAGGCCTTCCTCCAGATGGACATGAAGAACATGGACCTAGAGCAGCAAACAGAGTTGTTCAAAGCACAAAGCAATATCCAAGCTATCTTCAGTGACCAAGCAGCTGAGAACGCAGCTAAGCAGTTCAACGCCTCCAGTGAGAACCAAACTAACCAGTTCTTTGCTAATATGTCACAGCAAGTCCAACAGTTTAATGCTGGTATGGAAGTACAACGTGATCAGTTTAATGCTCAGAATGCTTTGATTATCGCACAGGCTAATGCACAGTGGCGTCAGAACGCTTCTACTATCAACACTGCTGCACAGAACCAAGCTAACGCTGATGCCGCTATGCAGACCAACCAGATGACACAGAACATGGTTGATACCCTGTGGCAACGTGAACGTGATATTATGGACTACGCCTTCCGTCAGGCAGAGAATGAGTCAGATAGAGCCCTCAGTGTCTTCTTGGCTGATAAACAGGTAGAGCTTGCTGAATGGCAGACATCTCAGGCTAACAAACAAGCAGACAAAGAAGGCAAGGGTTACCTCGTTAGCCGCCTGCTATTCGGTTGATAGGAGAAGAACATGTCATTCTATAAGAAGAAACTAGAAGAAGCCCGTAAGCAGGTAGCGGAAGAAGAACGCCTAGCTAAGCTTGAGGGTGGTGACTCTAAGTTTGGGGCTCCTACAGCTACTCAACAGAAGAGTATCCAACAGGAAGGCCTTATGCGTCCTAAGGCTCGTCCAGGTACAGGCGGTGAGGAACGTCAGACTAGCCTCGGTATGCAGCTTATGCGTCAGATGAGCCAAGGTACTGACCCTGATACACACTTAGCTCCTGATGAGTCTCTTCGACCACAGGCACGTCCAGGCAGTACACTCGGTGAGAAACGTCCAAAGACATACTCAGATGTAGCACGCCCTACTGGAGAAGCCCCTGAGCGTATCAAAGGTAAGTTGGTAGCACGTGGTCTCCCTGAGCATATTGCTGAAGCCTTTGTATTGAACATGGCAGACGAGTCTGGCTTTGATGCAGGTGTTAATGAGAAGAACCCACTCGTAGCTGGCTCACGTGGTGGCTTTGGTCTATACCAACTGACAGGTCAACGCCGTAAAGCATTCGAAGCCTTTGCAGCAGCTAAGGGTGTCTCAGTAGATGATGAAGATACCCAGCTAGACTTTATGATGAAAGAACTAGCTACTACTGAGAAGGGAGCGGCTAAGCATATCTACGGTGCGGCTAACACCTCAGATGCAGCTGTCGCTATTGTAGACAAGTTCCTTCGCCCAGCAAAAGAACATCGTGAAAATCGTATAACTAAATATAAGAGGTACAACCTATGATCCTCCCGGGACAAAGCCTTACAGCGGAGCCAAAGAATGCTCCATACGAAAACCCACCAGAGATGACAAACCCTGATGATGCTGTTATGTGGCATCTAGAGCGCCTCACAGAAGAGGATCGTATGGAAGCTTTGTTCGATATCCTCGAACTAGGTATGGACGTTGTAACGATCACTGAGGGCCTCCTACGAGGTGCTGTGATGGAGGGTCGTCACAGTGTTGACGTGTCTATGATCATCGCCCCTATTATCCATGAGTTTGTAGTATCTTCCGCTAAGCAAGCGGGTATTGAGTATGAAGAAGGCTTCCCTGATGATAGTGAGAAGCGTGACCTAGTTAAGTACCAAATCAATAGCCGTAAAGCTTCTAAGAAGCTAGCTGAGCTGGACATGGAAGTAGAAGACGAAGGCCTTGAGCTTGACGTTGAGGATGATATGTCTATGTCAGAAGAAGTAGTAGAGATGGATACAGTCAAAGAGGCACCTAAAGGTCTTATGGCTCGTAAAGGAGATAAAGCATGAGTTTCTGGGGTGGTATGGCACGGGGCTTTAAAGATGCCTCAGAGAAGAAAGAACGGGATCAGGCAGTAGAGCGTCAACAAGAACGTCTCGCTATCGAGGATGCTCGGTACCAGTCAGAGACGGAACGTGCTGAGCGTTACCGTTCAGAGGACATTGAGTTCCGTACCCGGGAGTTTAAGGTACGCCAAGAGCAGTTAGCACATGACCGTAAGATGGCAGAGCTGGCGGAGTCTCGCCTCCAGAAGGGTCAAGATCACCAACAAGGTGAGGTGTGGCAACACACTGTTAATATGGCTGACTATGCCAAGAGCCGTGATGTGGTAGCTGATCTACGTGCTGACCGTGATGAAGCCTTTAAGCAAGCTCAGTTTGAGTTCCAAAAGGAACGTGCTACAATAGGGGATGAGCAGGCTCTTAAGAACTTCGATCTACGTGTACAGCAGTTCCAAGAACAACAACGGGCTACAGGTGTATCCGAGGCTAACTGGGACAAGTCATTCCAAGCTAGCCAAGAGAACATTGACCGTGAG